GTAGGTGTCGGAGTTGGTACAGGACTAGGAGTAGGTGTCGGAGTTGGTACAGGACTAGGAGTAGGTGTCGGAGTTGGTACAGGACTAGGAGTAGGCGTTGGTGTAGGTGTTGGTACAGGAGTTGGGGTAGGTGTTGGTGTTGGTGTAGGTACAGGTGTCGGAGTTGGGGTAGGTGTTGGTGTAGGTGTAGGTGGAACAACAGGCGGTACTACAGGTGGTACTACTGGAGGAACGACAGGTGGAACAACAGGTGGAACAATAGGTGGTGTTACTACAGGTGGAACAATAGGTGGTGTTACTACAGGTGGAACAACAGGTGGAACAACAGGTGGAACAACAGGTGGAACAATAGGTGGTGGTACTACAGGTGGTACTACAGGTGGTGTTACTGGTGGCAATATGGTTGGTGTATCTATGGGTGGGGCATCTGGTGTTTCGGTTCCCGTTCCAGATCCCACAGGATCCCAAGGGGAAATATCATCGTCACCATCTGGGTCATATTTTACCCAAACAGTGTCATATTCAGGTATGCCATCGCCGTCAAAATCGCCCTTTTGAACCGCAAATACTTTGTCGCCAACTTCCCAATCTCTAACATCGCCTAATCCTTTTCCAAGATTATATATGGTCGTGCCATCCTCTAAAACAGTTGGCCCTGGTATCTTGCCAATGGCTTCAATTCCTTTTTCTTTCACTATCCAAACAATATCTGAGTTTTTATCCCAAATGTAATCACCCTCTTTTAGATCAAACTCGTTTCTAATCATTCTAGCGTCACGTTTTTGTGCTTTAGTGACCTCTATTGGCCCGCTTGTGACAACCTGTTGACCAGGTTTATTTGCTTGTCCAAGTTTTCTTGATGGGGTGTTTTTACCCGCAATTCTCATTCCACCTGGGCCAAAACTACCGAAATCAGAGGCACTCCCCCAAGGGGTATCATTAATCGGGTTTGAAGAGATGGTTGATTCTTCATCGCCTGGTGGAATATAAACCTGGTCTCCACCAGCATAAGGGCCAGTTGTGCCAGGCATAGGTATAAAGCCTCCACCCTCGGTCATTAAGCCCCAAGTGCCTGTTGCGGTGTTATAAACCCAGTTCATTAGTCTTTAGTCTTGGCGTGTCCCACGTTCAAAGACAAAACATGAATAATATCCAGTATTCTTTGTTTCTTTGGGTTTTTTTGTGGTGGCGTTATTGCCGCGATCAATGATGCTATTGATACTGTCCATACAAATATATTTATTATTGTTGAGTCCATTTTTAGTTCCATTTAATTTTAATGCCTCGCCTTGTCAGTTCGTTAATACATTTCTGAACAATTTTAGGCTTGGCATTGGTTGAGTTTATATAGTTAAATAATTCATTTTTTGGTTTAGCTTTCATGTGATGATAAACAACATTAAACTTTCCAGATCTTCTGTCATAATTTCTTTCAGTTGGCTTAAATTTAATTGGCGGAGACATAATCAATTTGTTTCTACTATTTTGTCAATCTTGTTCTCTATCTTGTCCAATCTTGAAAAAATCTTATCCATGTCATTTCTGAGATCTGATTTAGTGACATAAGTTCTTGGAATTTCCTCTCTTGTTTTTGAAAGTAAAATATCAATTCTTTTGATTTCTTGTAAGTTAGCTCTGATTCCATAAATAAGAGGTGCGTACACTAAACTGAGTACGACATTCCAAAAAATTAAGCTGTTTACTTCCATTTTATTTTGTTAGTCCTTTTGTTTTCTCATAGCTTCTCATGCCGCCAAGACCGAGGATTCCCAAAACAATCGTCATGAGCGAACCCATATCAAACTCTGGCAGATCGTAGGTAATACCATTGGCTGACAACACAAAAACAATAATTGGTTGCAACAAGAAGTGATATGAAATCGCAATACCACAATTCCACGCGATAAAAGGTCGCCAACCAGCCACGAAAATAGATCGATGCTGTGCCTCGGCTTTGTTGACATCGATTTGAGCAAGATTGGCTCGTTGTATTTCTGTTTTAATTTCATGTTCTAGTTTTGTTTTTAAATCTTTATCAACAACAAACTTGTCTAAAATCTTAGACACGGGATTTATTAAATCTTTAATCATTTCTTCTTTTTCTTATAACCGCTGGCATAAATGGCTTTTGCCTGTCTTACAGCTTTGGCACGACTCTTGTGAACCTTGCCTTTCTTGCCCCATTTCCAGCCGCCTTTTACTTTTTTAATTGGCATCAGTGTATCGTTGTCTCCTCATGTGAAATTAACTCCGAGTGTTCACTTATAAACTCGGACAAGAAACACAGCACAATATCTCTTGCGTGTTCCAAATTTTTAGCTTTGATTCCCTGGGCGGTGTAAATCATGTCGCCCTCAAGAAACTCTAGGTCAAAATACTTATCCGCCGCCGGTTCCATTAAACAACCCCGCTGCTTGTGATTTGGCAAGTTGTCGAATAGTCTCTCGATCTCGTTCCATCAATGCGTTGATTTCAGCAATATCCACACTGGTTCCGTATTTAGCAGCTAATTCTGCCGCCTTCACCCGAATATCAGCCTCAGCCTCATCGCGTTTAAAGTCATCTTCCATTAAAATTTTCATGCGATCCGTTTCTGCATCAACAACATCGCGTCTAGCCTCAACCATCACTTTTTGCGTTTCAGCCTCGGCTTTTTGTATCTCAGCCATAGCCAATAATGTTGCTGGATCTTGTTTATCTTGTTGTGGTTGTGGTGGCATTGGCGGTATATCAGTATTAATAAACGCACTCACATCCTTAAACCCAGCCAACTCAATAATTCGTGCCAGTGTATTAGCATATTGTTGTAAGCTCACCATCGGGTTTTGTGGCCCTAGGGTTTGTAATATTTGTTCCTGTTTGGTGGAGACTTGAGCTAAAACTTGCATCTTTTCTTCATCCGAACCGTTGGATATAGCCACATTAACCACCACATCTTTATCGGTGTCCCAAAATCTAGGATCTACTTCGATAAACTCGTTATTTAGGCGAAATACAGCCTCTTTATCCTGGTGTTTAACAACCAGGTTTGAGGTCAGCTTAAATAAATCACGCAAACCCTCGCCAAAATGACGACAGATCAGTTCAATTCTGCCTTGTGATGCTGACATCGTGGCAGCAACGGCAGCTTTGGTACTGGATTGCAGTGCATCCGCGTTTAACCCAGCAGCAGCTTTGCTGACACCGGTGCGATTCTCTTTTGCCTCGTCTAAATAACCAAGCACAGGAAATGCCTCACGACCTAAAAACGGTGTCGAGAGTTGTTGCACCATACCAGGCGCACGCATACGAATCGGCTGACCAATATCTGTGTTCAATACATCATCGATATTAACCTGACCCTCAACGATTCCCATTCTCGGAAAAATGGCATGGCCTAATGAATCAAGCGTGTCACGCATAATCTGAGATTTGGCGGCTTGGATCGGAATGAGGTAGTCTGCGGGACATGAACCAATGGCGGTATGCGGTTCGGGATCGGGGGAGAAGATAGTAATCGGTAGATCATCCCAAGGCATCGAATTAACGATGTTTAAACCGTTGCCAACGGTGCAGACTCGGATGCGTTCATCGATACCATCGCCATCCAAATCGTAGAATAAATAATGTTCAACATACAACACATCCTGACCAGCGGGGTCGGGGCGGTCGGGGTACATGACCTCACTCAGAGGATTTCTTGCTTGTTCCGCCTCAAACTCAGCCGTATCAATCGCACCACCGGTGCCGGAGTATTGTTCCATTTCATCTTTGTCGTAACCCATGGCGACCAATTCGCTTAACGATTTAATCATGCGATGTGCCACATAAGGGGCAGTGTGAATGTCTCTGGCTGAACGCGAGATTAAAACTTCTTCTGGTGGAATTGCCTCGATCACAACCTGGTCTTTAGGTTTGATGCGTCTGATTTTTAAATCATAACTCACCGGCATTTCCTCGGTGATCTCTTCACCAATCATGTCATTAACAATGGTAATGCTTTCCGTGGTCGCAGATTCTTCAACCACTTCGACATTATCATCCATAATCAATGCCGTGTATGACTCTGGCGAGAGATTGGTAAATTCGTGGCACGTTGACGTGATCGAATCATCCCAATAGGCTTTGACAAATCCGGTTTTTCTCACCAGAGCATCTTTAAAGGCATCGTATAACACATTAAAACCAGGGTTTTTCTCCTGGATAATGTGATTGATATAAGCGGTTTGTTGGTTAGCCAAAGGAACATCCTCGGCAGAGTGGGGTACAAACTCGACCACTTTTTTAGTACCGAAGAAGGTGCGCATAATCGATGGCAGCATAAATAAAACACTGTCTCTGACATCGGTGGAGATGTATTCCGATTGCAACTCAGAAGTTGCGCCTGGGTCTTTGCCTAAATAATAACGAGTGGCCTCGTCACGCTCTTGACCGATTTGTTCAATAAAATCTTTTGCCGACTCCATTTCGCTTTTGACGATAGCTTGCAGATCAAGCATTTCATCTTCGCTTTTTATGTCTTTATCCGAACCCTTGGTATCTGTATATTCCATTTATTTTTATCCGACTCTTATAATTTTTGACTTGAGGGGTTTTTTAAAATTATACCCCATTGAAGAAATTGTGCCACCTGTAAAGGTTGCAGCGGTACTCGCCATCGTCAAGGCAAGTGCGTCAGCTTTATCGGGAGACTTAATGCCGCGCTTACGCATTTGCTCTTTAGCCTCAATTTTTATCTTGCCAGCACTTGTATATGTATATTGAGGGCTGACTAGTTCCGCAATTAATTCATCGTCTTGCGGCAAGCGACAATCGCGCTTAGTCAACCAATCCTTAATCGCAAACCATAACTCGGCGCGTAGGTTTAAATAATTTCTTTTGCTCGCTGGTGACTCGGCAACATTAACACCTCTGACCGGTAGGTTTAATTCAGACAGGCGATCCACAACACCGGAGCCTAGACCAATGACATCGACCAGTATTTCTTGCGGTTGGTTCATAGTGGTCGCTGAATCATAAATATTTTTAACCGCACCGCAAAGCTGCATTAAATCCATCGACTTAAAAGTTTTAATTTCAAACACGGTATTACCTTGACGAATACATAGAGCCGAATTATCGGAGCCGAACCTGGCGACATCCAAGCCCCAAACAATCGGTTCTGAGGCGGTTAATTCAACATCACGATTAACCGCAGCTCTGGCTAACTCAATCGGAATAACAGTATCATCATCAGCTTTGGGAAATTCACCCATGACCTCGACACGACTCACGGTTGAGTCCTCACCGTATTGCTTAATCATTTTATGAAACAATGCCTGGTCGGTACCTTCAACATCACGCGAGTCGATTTGCTCGTTGTTCCAAAACTCACGCTTGGAGTGAAACGAGTCGAAGAAAGGGCCAGTATTACGGCGCGGATTGGAAAACGATAACCAGAAACGATTTTTGGTCGGCTCGGTGAAAAAGCCCTCGGACACTGAATAAATCGGTGCGGGAATACCGCTGGCCTCATCCATAATCAAACACACGCCATGCGAGGAGTGAATACCGGCAAATGCGTCTGGGTTTTCCTCAGACCAAAGTTGGCTTTGAGCATAGTAATAGCCGCAGTCAATATTTAAGTCTCTGACCAGTAATTCCTCAAACCATGCTTGCGGCTTTAAGCTGGTGGCAGTTTTTATAAACCAGTGACCATTAATCGACAATGTCAACCATTTGCCTAACTCAGCCCAAGTTCTCGATTTAAGCTGTTGTTCGGTATTGGCGGTGACAATAATGGTAGAACCAAGACGCGTGGATAACATCCACAGGATAATCCAGGCGACCAAGGCTGATTTGCCAATGCCTCGACCCGATGCAACTGCGAGGCGATACATCTCAGGTAGGTCGATGGTTTCGTTTTTTCTAATGTGATTGCCAATATCTCGTAAAATTTTTTCTTGCCACTCTCTAGGGCCAGTAAAGTCCTCAAGGGGGGTGTTTTCCTGTTGCCATGGGAAAATGTAGCGCACAAAGTTTAATGGCGAGTCCTTAATGTTTAACGACCATATGTCGGTCATCAACTCTTCTTCTTGTTTAGGTGTGTATTTCATATCAAAAAAAATTACAAAAATTTAGTTCGGGGGTACAAAAACAAACACCCCCCTCCCTGGTTTGAAGGGGGGGGGTCAAGCAGCTATCCAGCTTACGGATTAGGGCCATAACAATAACTACGTTCTGGTATAGAACGTGGAAAAGCCTATACCTAAAGGCTTTCAGGGCATTTCCCTGAACCAAAACTGGAACTACCTGGTTAAAGTTTGGGTTTTCGTTCGGGTTTCCAACCGGAACTGGCCAAACTAGAACCCAGTTTAGGTTCCTGAACTGGTTTGGTTGTGGTTTGAACTGTCGCGCCCCTCTTTTATTAGGCTCAAAACTAACAAAGGAAGAACGCTTAATCGCCCTGAATCCCTTTGTATTCAACGCTTTAGTTATAAGTGACACGATTGTCATAACTACTTGTTATCATCGGTTTTGATGATCTTTTTTGGCTCAGGAGTGATGTTAATTACCCTTCTTTTGGCTGAATCTATGACATTTGACAGGCTTAATTGGTGATCGTGAGTTGTTTCGACCCTATCACGCCAACGATTTTCATCTCTGTTCTTTAAAA